TGTTGCTCCCTTATCGCCTTTATCGCCCTTGTCACCTTTCACCTTCGTCCACGTATAAGCAGAAAACGTATTACTGTCTGCCGCCGTGAAGTCGGTGTATTGTCCGATGTACGCGCCCGGAGTCTCACCATTGTTAGCGGTGAACGTCGTACCGTTATCCGAGTATTTGATATGCAGGTAGGTAGTCTTACCGTCCGCTCCGGTCGGTCCCTTGATTCCTTGATCTCCTTTGGGTCCCTGCGATCCTTTCAACTGCACCCACTTGTATGAGGCGTACCCGGTTGGAGCGGTTGCGCTAGTTGTCACCGCAGTACCGATATAAGTATTAGGCGTATCGCTCATCGGATTACCGTTCGAGTTGGCGGAGTACTTCACATGGAAGAACTGAGATGTGCCGGGAATACCTTGCGATCCGGTCGGTCCTGTTTCACCTTTAGGACCTGTCGCACCTGTTGCTCCCTTATCGCCTTTATCGCCCTTGTCACCTTTCACCTTCGTCCACGTATAAGCAGAAAACGTATTACTGTCTGCCGCCGTGAAGTCGGTGTATTGCCCGATGTATGCGCCCGGAGTCTCACCATTGTTAGCCGTGAACGTCGTACCATTATCCGAGTATTTGATATGCAGGTAGGTAGTCTTACCGTCCGCTCCGGTCGGTCCTTTGATACCTTGATCTCCTTTGGGTCCCTGCGATCCTTTCAACTGCACCCACTTGTATGAGGTGTACCCGGTTGGAGCGGTTGAGCTAGTTGTCACCGCAGTACCGATATAAGTATTAGGAGTATCAGACATCGGATTACCGTTCGAGTTGGCAGAGTACTTCACATGGAAGAATTGGGATGTACCGGGAATGCCTTGCGATCCGGTAGGACCTGTTTCACCTTTAGGACCTGTCGCACCTGTTGCACCCTTATCGCCCTTATCCCCTTTATCACCTTTGTCGCCCTTAGAAACGTGCTTAAGCCAATCTGTGGCGGTTTCACTTGGTTCTTGATTGGTTTTATCTTCAATACATATATATGTACTCCCGTTATGTGTAACTTCGTCATAATAGAAATATGTTCCAGATTTCCATTCCCCTTTGAATGCCGTTACGGGCACTTCTGTAACCCCATCTTGCGAAAGTTGTTTGATGGTTCCAGACATATAGATATTGCGTAAATACGCACTGTGTCCGGTCATATCAAGACCGAATAGCTTTAAGTTAGACAAGTCGCCTAGCTGCATAGCAATCATACCTACCTTTATTTCCCAATCGCTCACGCCTACAAGATAACGGGAATAGCTTTGAGTTGAATAGCTAGACCTTTGACGATCCGCATTCGTGAAGTTACCATACGCAACGAAGTGCATTAGCTTAGCAGGATGACGAGAAGCGCCACTTCTAAGCACGTATTTAAAGGTCGAATTACTCAGTTTTTCGGTAATACGAAAATAGGCGGTCTGGAATCCTGTTTGGTTGTTAAATATGCCTTTACAAATATCATCCACTGCCAAGCTAGCCAACTCGCCCGGTTCCAGTTTAAGTGTAATGGTTTGACTTAACGTATTTACTGATTCTATTATACCGCCGCCCGGTGCGTTCCATTCTTCCCCGGCTATAACAGACACACGGTTATATCTCAGTTCGTCAGCCTCTAAAAATTCATTAACACGAAGCGATTTAAACTCCGCATCACCGGAAGCCTTGATAATCCATCCTAGCAACTTTGATACGTAGTTAGTAGAAGAAATGTCGCCGGAAAATTTAGCGATAGCCGCCGATAAAACGCCTATTACATCTATCCCGCCTTTAAAGTGAATAAGCTTTTCTGCTGTATCCTCTACGATCTTACTTAAATATTTTCCGTCTGCTACTTCTTCCGTAGAAATTTTGTGCAGTTTAAAATGTTCCCTGCCATCTTCTTTAGAAATAGTTTCATCCTCTACCAATACATATATACTCTGTTCGCCCTCTATAGATATTACTTGACCGGAATAAGGCAAATATGCCTCTGTGTCCGTATTGCGTGCGTAAGCAGTTGCGTCCTCTATGGTAGTCCACGTTTCCGTTGAATCAATAGGAAAAGAATTTGTGCGTCTGTACTGGTGCGGGAAAGAACTTCCGTTTATTTTTACCATATCAAATTGTTTTAAAAGTAAATGAATCCGGGTCGTTCAATCCCTGCGTCTGAATAACCCACATTTTATAATCTATCGCTTCGCTCCTATTAGCTCCTTCTACAGAAATAGAAATCGGACCTTTACATACTTTCTCGTTCTCTATAAAATTTCCGTATGATGATGCTATAGTGATCTCTTTAATAGTATTTACGGGTACACATATAACTACTATCTTCCATTGCCCGGCAGAGAATTTGAACGTACCGGACCCGCCGTACAAGCCGTTACTAGCAAGCGAGCGCACATCGTCGGATGTTTTAGGAATAGAGCTGCATACACCCGCAAACCATTTACGGAGTACATTAACACTAATCTTATTATTCAAAGTTATTTCGTCCAAATCATCACTCGCGGCAAAAACAGCCGTAGCGGTGTAGGTTTCTCCCTTCGTATAATTCCCTGTAAGACGACGTATCGCTGTTTGTGCAGCATTGACTTCCGAAGAGAACTCTAGTACATTCTCTTCGTTGTCATCATAATACGATTTAATCATAGCGCCGTTATCGTTGCGTGTTGCCGTATAAGTAAGTACGCCCTTTGCCGATCCGTATTCTACATCGTTTGCTGTCGATAGCTTACCTACAAGTGTAGCAGGAACAGGTTTATATAGCATTTTGCGAAATATTTGCTCATACCCCGTACCCTGCTTAAAGATAGCGCCCGGTGATATGTGCCCGGTCTGAGGCGCATTGACACGAATTTCTTTTGTTAATCCCGTATCGGAAACAGGACCGGAACTAGAAGAAGATTGAGAGCCACCGCCGGAATTAAAGATAGTAGTCCCGACGGGATAGTTCTTTGATCGTGGCAATGCAGGGATAGCCTTATTCTTTATTTGTATAGCCATTAGTTTGTATCATTTTACAGGTGAACTGTTCTGCCGCAAAGTCTATTTCACCACCTGTAACGATGAAGTTTTTCCCATTCATATAATTGTCTGAAATCACAGATATAGGTGTAATAGATTCGCTATTCTTTAATACCTGTGTTAGCTTTATTTTGGTAGCTCCGTATTGGTTAATTATCCTTCTTATTAGTTGTTCTTCTGGACGTACTAAAGCGTTTTCGATAGATGAATAAAGATTATCCCTTAAATAGTCACTCCCTAACATTACCTTACTGTAACACGCTCCGTCATTATTGTAACTTGATATTTTAAATTCTATTTCATCAAGAGGATTAATATAGCTTTCATTCACTACATTCTCATAAATCCGATCCGAATTATTCTCTTCGATGTTATTATTATCTATGACCTTCTTTTTAAAATCTATTTTTATATCTTTTAAGAAAAAGCCATATCCGGACACTCCTTCCGGGAGCCATACCTTTTTTAAAATTTCAAATTCTAATTGTCCGAACAGATTAATATTGTTCGGAATCTCGATCACGTATCCGGTCAAACCTTCGTAAGGCATACTTAGAGTTTTAGTATTTTCGTTTTTTACCCATTCATCCGGCTTCTTTAATTTAAAGTCCAAATCAAAAGTCAAATCTAGTCCCGTCGGTTTTGTAGTGGATTTAACCCAACCATTATTAGTGTAGTAGTAGTCACCTACAATTAATCTACATGCTATCTCCGTGCCAAAGACACCACCAGAATTATATTTCTCATACGATGTCATATTACTAGCATTCAATGGATGACTATATGACATACTGATACCGAAAGCTCCATCGAAGTACTTAATTGGCTTATTATCTTTAAATTTCAATAAAGGCGATCCGGTTCCTAATTGTTTGGGAACCGTTATCATTGGTGGCTTCCAATCTGGATCCTCTTGTTCGTCACCTGTGGGCGGAACAGTGCTCGGATACGTGTAGTTGTAATCCGATACTAATTTAAATTGATAAAGATATTCCCAATTATAATCAGAGATATTTGGTTTGCCGTCATTCACTTCGTACTCGCACCTCTTAGCACAATAACCGCCTAGAAAATATCGTGTAGGTTCGTCTATGTACACATTGGTTACGCTCTCGTCTACTAAATTACAATAAGGCTTATTATCATTGAGATTCTCATAGCGTGGGAGTTTAAACACCTTGCTCTTTAGATACTGCCTTGTTTCATAATACTGTTTATAATTATAGGTTTTCCTTTCAGCAAACGTACTCAACTTCTTAAATTCTTCCTCCGATATAATATCATTGTAACAATAATTACTACACTTTATTGTCGCTTTGTTATAACCGGGAAGAATATCAAGGAAGTGCTCTGAACCCGCAAAACCAATCTCGGAAACTTTGAATCGGTTAGGGGACTGCCGAGTAAAAGATGTCATATCAAGATTGTACTCGTGATATGTTCCTTTGTGGTCTACATCAACAAAATATAAATTTCCCAACCAATCTACACAGGTCCAATTCAAAAACTTGCAAGTTTCTTCTAAAACCTCTTTTAATGTCATCGCCTTGTCGTCCTCGTCAAAGAAGTTTTGTTCGCTGATCGTTAACTCCTTTAATATGTTTGATTCTTTATTATAACTAGATTGATCTTTAGCGTACACATGAGGAATAAAGACGGAGGAATAACACCCGCGAGACTCAGATATGAACATTTTTAATAACTCCCAGATGCTTATAAAACTTCTAGTATCACTCCTACCCTGTTTATAATTGATATATTCTAGCGTACCCATTGCAGAAATACAGTCTATTTCTAGCTCGAATTTGGTAGATGTATAATCCTGCGTATAAAGTTCCGGTTTTACAAATCCCGTCCAAACGATTTCATTTTCACGTTTAAAATTCACCCTATACTGTTGATACCCGGTAGAATATAAACTTTGCAAATAATCACCACCCACAACACGAATCACCGCTTTTGAGAATCGAGTAGGAACATACAAGAAATCTTCGTCCTCAATCGAAACAGAGAAAGGAGAACTACCACTACCGACCAACTCAACAGAATCGCCCGTATAGTTTTCCTTTTGTATTTCAATCAAATAAGAAACTTCCTTTCGAGATTTGAAAGGAAGTGTGTATATTGTACCGTAGTTTACCATAGTCTTTTACCAGTTTTCTTGATGTGATTATGTAATGCTAAAAATATGCGATCTCCTTTTATTTCAACATCGCTATATAAGCGAATATCATCGTTTCCACTCGGTGCAATTTTCTGCGATAGCGAACCGTATAAACCTGAATTAAGCATACGAAACAGGTTACTTTGCTGCGATCCGTTCAATATCATTTCGCCGCTATTCAATAAAGCCGGAACCTTATCACCTGTAAACGATGTGCCCGGAACAATACCACCCGTTGCATACTTCGGCATACTTGACATAGCGGCAATAATAGCAGCAACACCCGCCAAACCTAGAGCAATACCGACAAAAGGGATTCCTGCGTGAGCTTTTAAAACCTCACCCCCTGCTGCCGACATATTCGCGATTGCACTTTTACGCGCCGTTTCCGCTTCTACCTCATTTGCACCCGCCATTTCAAGTATCTTCGGAATAGCTTGCCCGACAGTTGACAGGAAACTAACTCCCCATTGCAGGACGGAAGCCGTATTATCATCGAATAGACCCGACATACTCCCAACGACTCCACTAATATTTGCAAGCGATTCGGCATACTCTTGATTCAAGTCTATATCTTCTTTTTTAAAGAGTGGATCATGCTTAGGTAACTTAAAATCTTTTCCAGTCTTCCCATGTGTCGGAACTTTATCGTATGTAGGCTTTATAGGAATCGGCAAGGCGCCGTCTTTCATTTCGCCGTGAGCAATTTTGAACGCCTCCTGATCGACTACAAATTTGAGTTTGACCTTCTTTTGTTCTAGCTCGTTTATCGTTGCTTGAATCGTTGCACGCGCTTGCATGTCGGTTTCAGCAATAAGTTTCTTATTTAGATCAGAGATTTCGGAGTCATACCAAGCAATAGAACCCTCTTTAGGTTTTTCTTTAGGCGGATTTCCACCTGTACCAGATTGAGAGGCGCGATTTGCTGCTTTAGTCATACTAGATAAGTTTCGACCTGCCGCCTCTGCCGCCGCCGAGACATTGATCAAATTCTGTAACCATTCATCACTCTTCTTTACTAAAATCGCGTTATATTGTATTGCATCTTGATACTTTGCCAACATCGGGCTTATTGCCTCTCCTAAAGCTTTTGCGTCTGTAGTCGCAACTGTGTGTACATTCATCCCAGAACCAACAGTTTCGTAAGTTGTGAATTTGGCTTTCAAACGGTCGTATTCATCTACGAAGTCTTTGTACTGTTTTGCTAATTGTGCCTTTTGTTCATCACCTGCTGAAGATACGTCTAATTTCAGCACTTTATCTATGTCTATCCCCGAAACATCCACACCGTCAAGCCCTATAGCAGCCTTTACCATCGCCCGTACCGCATTATTACTCCTTCGTTTGTATTGACCGACTATTTCGTCTTGATCTTTCAGCGTCTTGTCTAATAGCTCCCTAGCTGCTTTCTTTTGTTCTTCTGTTGAATCCTTGTCTTTTAAGATAGTTATTTGCTCCTGTACTATTGCTTGGTTCTTTGCGTCGAAATAAGAAAATGACATTTTAGTATTTCCTAATTGATCCATCGCGTTGTATGCTTCCCGCGCTAACCGTATAGTTTCGGATAATCCGTTCATGAACGGTGTCCAGTCTCCACTACCGATAGAGTAAAAAAATTGATCCACACCACCTTTTAAGCCATCCATAGTACGGGCGTATTCATCCCCTAGCGTCTGACTGCTATTCATTACTTTATTGAACCCTTCCGAAGCAGTTACAGCAATACCGAGAACTCCGGCAAACTTCATAACTCCCGATACTGCAACGCCGGACATTTTAGCGATGTCGCTTTGAAACCCGTTTACATTCTTCTTCGACTTATTTAGATTCGCGTCAAAGTCATTTGTTTTAAGCAATAATCTTGTTACTATATCAGACATCTTTATTCGTGTTTAATTGTGATTCTAATGCTTTCGCTTTAGCTCTAAGCCGTTTCATATCCTCGTTAGTTACGCTAGTATCTTTCTTCTCTTCTTCATCCCACGGGAAGCGGAGTATGTCGGTTTGCTTTAGTGTCTTTGTGCTATTCGATTGTGCTATGATGTAGCCTAGCAATCTAGTTTGCTCCCATGACTCGCGATTGCGTCGATTCAATCCGTCTAGAAACGATTCGACCTCGATAAAGCTCATTTTATCGAGGAAGTAATCAGGAGCGATACCGCCCTCTCCGACAACACGCGAATAGAGTTCGCGGATACTTACTGCTTTTTCTTCCGCGTCGTCACCTTCTTTTTTTTTACGTCATTTCCTGCCGATTGCGAACGTAGTTTGATCTCATCCAAAAGAAGTGTTTTAAACTGATTGAATAATGTCAGATCGCTTTCGCACGAATCTATAAACTCGTCAAATTCCATTGTGAACGATTCGTTATTTGCAAGTAGGAACGAATAAAACAAAAGAAATTCGTCTATCATTTTACCGAATTGGAACGGATAGCCGGATAGATTTTCAAAGATGAAAAACGCCCGAAGCGAATATTTTAATGTAAATTCTTTCCCGTTAATTGATATTGTTTTCATTGATAGTGATTTTAGAGCGGCAAAGCGCCGCTCATGATTATTTACTAGCGGGCGCGGAAGTTGCTTTTTTAATCGGTCCCGTACCTTCGAAAGAAATCGAGAAAGTCGCCTTATCTCCGTCTGGCGCATTTGCTTCTAGTGAAGTAATAACAGCCTTTCCAGTATAGGAACCGGGCGAAAGCGTCCAACCATCAGCAGGCATTTCGTTTACGTCTGCATTAGCTATAATGCCAAAATTCAACGTTACAGGTTTATGCGCAATAAACAAGGCAAACAACTTGTCATAACTATTCGCGTCAGCATCGGCGCTAAACACGTTATCACTCGAAGCGTTCCAAGACAGCTTCTTAATATCCTTTTCCGTCCAAATACCGGAGTCCTTACTTTGCGTGTCGATAGTTTCAGCCGACAAACCTAATTTACAGGAAGTTGCTAAAGCTAGAGCCTTAGTTTCTACAAATAACATTAGGTCTTTTCCTAATACTGCTTTTGCTTTACTCATAATTTTAATCGTGTTTTATTAGTTACTCATTCTGTTTTAAAAGAAAATACGAGGCATTGAATAAAAGTATCTTCAATAAAATCTTCGTCCGCACTCATTAACTTTGCGTCGATCACATCGAAACTGTCGTAGCTTCCTCGCTTGTTCTCTAATGCCTTGCGCACTTCCTCCGCGATAGTAATAGAGTTCAGATAATTGTCGCTAGCTACAACGATCTCAACCGAAACAGCATCCCCGGTCCCGTAACGATCTTTTGTATACTCCGGTACTAGAGAACTACGCTTGTAGATTACGAACGGAAAAGATGTTTCCGTTTTGGTTGAGATCGCATAGATTTTATCAGTAACCAACTTTGCCAACTCCGTAGAATTGCTTAGTTTCTTATATACGTGTGCGCCTATTGATAAACTCATTTCTTTTTATTTGCTACTTTCATTATAGAATCAATTATATTTTGCTCTAGTGAGTCCTCCGCTTCTTTCTGCTTCGATTTGACCGCATTAGAAAAGAAGTGAGAAGCATTTATACTACCCCTATTCGCTCCTTTTTTGGTAGCTCGTTCTTTGGTTCCTGATTCAAACCATTTCAGCATATAGGCGCGTGATCCCTTTTTGCGTCGGTCGATCAGGTCAACCCGTGCGCCGGAAGCATTGCGATAAACTGCTACGTTTATTTCATTCTTTAACGGTTTGAATGTCGAACCATTTTTTGTACTCGAAAACTCCGCGTCTGTAACAGCAGAAACTAAATTTTCCTGCGCCTGTTTGCGAATGATGAGAATAGACCTTCTTAATGCTGATTTAATCGCTTTCTTTCCTTCATCATCATTCAAGCGGTCCAACAACTCGTTTACCTTTTTTGTATCTACCTCGACGCGATACAAATTCCGCCCAGTATAGTTTTCATTACTCATTGATTACCTCCGCTTCTATGACCGTTGCCTGCTGCTTCCGATCGTGATTGATAGATAGAATCTTATATTTCTGCCCGTCGTATTCGATCCGCATTTTAGCGTTGACCTCTTTACAAATGCGAATCATTATCGTGTTTACGGTCGTATTATAGATTTCGCCGTTAGCCTCTTTTCGTGCACCAGACTTAAAACGGATATACGCACGCTTATCGAATACTTTCACCCAACTTTCAGACGTACCGCCGAGGCTATCCCGGATTGATTCACTACGATAAAAGCCGATCATTTCGTTTAATAATCCCGCTTGCATTATGTGTATCGCTTTAAAGGTTGCAGTAATAGTTCTACGTGTCCCGGTATTACTTGCGGTGTGGCAAATGTAACCGATTCACGATTAGCATAATAGTTCGCAATAAGTATGCGGATTGCGTGCCAAATACGACGATCAATTTTCCCCTCCTTTGCAAAACCTTCCAACGGAGCGTTTAAATACGCCTCTATTGCAAGTTGAACGGGTTCAATAAGTTCGGTTATATATGTATCGTCCGTATCAAAATCGACATTTAAATGCTGTTTGAGTTCTTCGAGTGTTACGTATTGTGGCATAATTATAAGTATGAAAAAAGGCTAAGGCTATGAAGCCAAAGCCTTTTCGTTTTTAAGTAGTTAGTAGTGTGTTATGCTTTTGCAGCTTTTGCAACCGCTTTCTTCTTCGCGATTGCGAATGCCTCTGGGCGAGCTACAACAATATCATACTTTGAGTTTAGCGTAAACTTCGTTTCGTTAGTGTCTGCTAGAGTCACATCGTCAATAGTCATTCGAATTTTTCCCCATTGACCGATACCAACGTTCGAAAAGACACCGAAGCCGAGTTCATCCGCACCCATGTAATTAGTCATGTACACCGGATAACCATTCATCATCCCGTCTTTAAGAACCATTTCGGGAGAACCTTTTTCAATACGTGTAGTTTTTAATTTACCGCACATTTTCGGACTGCAAATATATGCTGCCGTTCCGTCAGTAACATCTACGTTTTCATCCATTACTGCGGTTTCTAGCGCTACAACGTCCTCGAATGTGGGAGCAACTTCATACTCCACTGTTGGAGAATCTTTCACAAACACACCTTTTGAGGCAAGTCCCTGCTTTTCTCCGGCAAACATAATCTTATTCAATGTACGAGCAGTTGACAAAGACAATTGTTTAACGGTGACATCAAACAAAGCATCGTTTGTCTGATCAATTGCGTCGTTAGACAATGGGATAGAAATACCCAAACGCCACGGATGCGCCTTTAAATTACCAATATCCAGTTTTGTCGGATTTATTTTGGTGTTCTCGCCTTCAATTGTAGCTTCTACAGCCGCCAATGTCGGAAACATCAATTCGCCAATCAAACCGTATTGCATCTTAATACCCAACTTATTAACAATAAGCCCCTTTTCAAGCGGTTCGATAATATCACCGATTGTTGTCGGGATCATCGGAGCGGCATCGGTTGAACTTGTTCTTACAGGATCACCCTCCGCACGCATAGAGAAATTAAGCCCCTTTGCATCAGCAAAATTCCCGTATTCTTCCAAAGAACGATGATTGCAAACGTCATATAAAGCCTTTGCAAAGATAGCTCTTTTGTTTTCCGGCAAAATTGCAGATTTGCTACTTTCCAGACTTCTAAGAGTCTCGTCGATGACGATCTGATTTTTGCGAGTCATTAACTCGTTGAATTTAGTCTGCTCTTCGTCTGTCAAACTTCTTTTTTCTGTTTTTGCTTGTGATAACAGATTTCTCATTTGCTCTTTAAGCAGAGCTACTTCTTCTAGTTTTGTCATGTCAAATAAATTTTTCTAAGTTTTCTATTTCGGATAAATAATCACTATTTGTATCACCATTAAGAAGCTGTTCTATATTTTCAAGGCTTCTAACTGTTACATCTGTACCAAAAAAGGCAGGGTCTGAAACAGGGGAAATATCAGATATATAATCAATCTTGTGCACTGTACGCAACAGCATCCCATCTTTCATCGTATATGAAACTTTACTTTTATCCTTATCATCAGTATAATAAGCGAAAGACGATCCGAATATGTCTCCCCGTTTTATCATTTCATAAGCAAAATTCCCGTCGCTAGTACATGGAGCCTCGAATCGGTATTTCAAGCCATATTCATCAAAATTTAATTCGAGTGATCCGGAACCGTAACGGCATCTAGCCAAAAGCCTACGTTTATCGTGTTCTAGTACCGCCTTTATATCGCATCGGGTTATAAGTTCTTCGGTTGCTGCACCATGTTCGATAACCTCAATAAAAAAGCGTTTCCTTTCCTCGTCATACATCACACGACTTTCTTTCCCAAAAACAACAGCGTACCCCTCAATAATTCTACCCTCCGATAATTTGGGTGCGCCTAGCTCTGTAAAACTCCTTATTTCCATTGCTTTTTACTCTATGTTTTTTCGTTTGTTTTTGGTAGCTCATCTTTTTCGCTACTAATCTCACCTTTAATCTTAGGAGAGTCAATCGGAGCAACATTACAGGACATAAACGCAATGTCACCGCCATTTATAGGCGCTTTATCTTCACGGCATACACGCCATTCGTTCACCGTTGACACGCCGTATTGTATCTCCTTCTCCATACAAGCCGTTTGTGTGGCTATATCTGTTTTATACAAGGCTTTACGATCAAATTCTATTTTATAAATACCAGAGACAGTTCTAGGTATCAACTTTGCATTAAATTCAGCCTCAATACGACACAATATAGGATCGAGCGTGTCAGACAAGAAAGCAACTTGACTCATTTCAGAAGCCTTGTAATTAGTAGATTGTCCGGCAAACACCTTGTCTGGATGAACACCATAAAAACGGCAAATATCGAATACGGAAAACTTTTTAGTTTCTAGTAGCTGAGCGTCAGCCGGAGTTATTGAAAGTTGTGTAAAAGTCATGTCCTCGCTCACGGAAGTTATATCCCTCCCGTTATTAAAGTCTTTTTCCACTCGGTCCGCTACGTCGGAAGTCTGTTTATCGCCAACAGAAGAAAGTCCCTTTCCCCCACCTTTGACACCAGAAATAATACCTTTAATCTTACTCCCATTCTGAAAAGTACGCAAACTCTGATTATCAGCACTAGCAGAAACCGAAAGAACCGTGCTTGCATACGTGATCGTGCTAACACCTGTATACCCACCATCGAGACTCTTATTTTTCAGATGGATAATACTTTCAGCCGGATAAGTACCGTATATCCTATTTATTACATCACAAATAGTATATTCGTCTCTGTATATATCGTATGTAACAGAGTTATTTGAGCAAAGTATTAATTCTGCCGTATCTCCGAACATTCTCTTGATAAAGATATATGAATTACCACGATTAACCATTTGAATAATCGCATTACATATTAAGTCGTAACTGTTCATGCGCTTATTCGGTTTTTTAGTCAGCAGATAATGCAACTCGTTTTCGGCATCTACCTTGTAGTTTCCGGCATCTTCTTTACGTTTGATGTATAGCGGCAGAGAAGCAATAGTACCAGAAAGAATATCGGTACATCTAAACGCAGTCGATAACCGCATAGCCTGTTCGGGAGACTTTACCGAAACAGGTTGTTCCCTAGCTGTTTTATCTCTAACTTCTACTATTTTTTCCTCTTCGGACGGTAGAGATCGTTTTTCCTCTCTGTTGCGTCCTATTCTTAAATTAAGTTCAAATGCCATAGTCTTATCGTGTTACTCGGTGTAATTATTGAATAAATGAAATGTCATTAGGTTTGTTATCGTCGAATCAATTTTTGCGTTATGCGTTTTCTTGACTGGCTTTTTATTCATATTCCTATCTTCGTCTAGCACTGCGTTTGAGAAGCAGTACGGCGTAATAGGGTTCGGATCGAATGTGAGTTTATTTCTATATAAGGCAAGTTCAAACGATTCTATCGGACTCGTAAACGTCCCGTATGTCTGTTTGACAGGCTTAATATATTCGCTTGCACTACCGACCGAATAAGAAAGTAGATTCACAAATTCAGCCGATTTATAAGGGTCATAACCAATACCCATAATTTGTAAATACTTCGCCCGAGATAATATATCGTTTACTATTTGCTGATAGTCGATAATGTCACCGTCGCAAAGAATCAAATACCCTGCTTTCGCCCACCCTTCGTAGAGTTCCCGATTTGGATGATCCTTTAAAGCTCCTTTCGGAAAATAGTAATCCGTATACGAATGAAAAGAACCGTTTTCTTTCGAATAGATATTATAAGTAACCGAAGAAAAGTCGTCTCGAACGGATAAATCAACCGCCGCCATCGTAAGCGGATAAGTACCGATATTCTCTATACTAATACCTTTGAATCGTTCTTCGATCTGCTTCGCCCCGATCCATTTCGTTGTCGAATCAACTGCAAACACATTAAGTAACTTTGTTCGAAACTCTAGCGCGTCCGGTGCGCTATATAAAGCCTTCTGGTATGCGTCGATATAGAAATCTT